TAGCCTGTTTACGCTGGCTGGTATATGCCGCCAGATGTATAACTACATCACCACCGAGTCCGACAACCTTATGGGCTTGGGTACTAATGAAAAGTTATATCTTGAGACGGGTGGTAACTTAATTGATATAACCCCAGTTCGGGCAACCTTTGTTAGACCCGCTACAGACAACTGCTTTGACACCACCAATCTGTCAAGAATAGTAAACGTCAATATTGTTAACCACGGCGCTACGGCTGGCTCCTACGTGACCTTTTCAGGTGTTGTTGGCCCGATAGGTGGAATCCCGCAAGCCCAGTTCAATGCAGAGTTTCAGATCCAAACTGTGGTGGACGGCAATAACTTCACCATCCAAACGACTACAGCCGCCACTAGCACGACAACTAACGGCGGTGGCACAGCCATCACGGCGGTCTTTCAGATCAATATCGGCAACCCGTATATCGCCTATGGATACGGCTGGGGCGCTGGTGCTTGGGGTCGTTTAACATGGGGTGAGGGTGCGCTTACGCCGGTTGTAGATGAGCAGCGTGACTGGTTTATGGATAACTTTGACAATGACTTAATTGCCAATATCCGCAATGGCCCAATCTATATCTGGGAATACACAGGAGCATTTAATACTCGTGCCGTGTTGCTTTCTTCTTTAACAGGAGCCGCCAGTGTCCCCGTCCAAGCCATGCAAGTTCTTGTATCACAAAACGATAAGCATCTACTCGCTTTTGGCTGCGTGCCTTACGGTTCTAGTAGCGCTGGTGATTTTGACCCCCTTCTTATTAGGTGGGCTAATCAGGACGATCCTGTTAACTGGGCGCCAGCCGCAACAAATTCCGCAGGCTTTATCCGAGTATCTCGTGGGTCAAGGATTATCAGGGCGCTACCTACCCGGCAGGAGACGTTAGTATTTACTGATTCACACCTGTACTCGTTACAGTTTACGGGCACGGCAGACGTATTTTCATTGCAGGAGTTAGCAGACAACACCTCAATCATGTCGCCCCGGGCTTGTATTACGGCTAACAACGTGACCTACTGGATGGGAACAGATAAGTTCTATGCCTACTCAGGCCGGGTTGAGACGCTACCTTGCACCCTGCGTAACCACGTATTTAATAACTTTAACTACAACCAATCGGCTCAGGTTATATGTGGCACGAACGAGGGCTGGCATGAGATTTGGTGGTTCTACCCCAGCCAGAACTCTGGTACTAACGACAGTTACGTAATCTATAACTACATGGAGCGCGTCTGGTACTACGGCTCGATTGCTCGTACTGCTTGGCTTGACACACCGTTGCGCCAGTATCCGCAGGCTGTGGGCAGCACCTATGTCTATAACCACGAGCAGGGAACGAACGATGATACCTCTGCTATGACCTCCTACATCCAGACTAATGACTTTGATATTGGCGATGGGGACAAGTTATTGCTGATCAAACGGATCATCCCTGACATTAACTTCGAGGGGTCTACGGCTACAAGTCCTCTGGTCTATATGACCATGAAGCCACGGAACTTCCCGGGGTCAAACTACAACACATCCAATAATCCTTCAGTTACCCGGTCTACCACGGTGCCAGTTGAGCAGTACACAGACCAGATATTTATCCGTGCCCGTGCCCGTCAGATGGGCTTTAAGATTCAGTCAGAAGATTTAAATGTGCAATGGCAGTTAGGAACGCCAAGACTTGACGGCAGACAAGACGGACAGCGATGATCTGTGTTGATAATGACATCCAAAAGACATTCGTTGCACCAGCGCTACCGGTGCCGCCTGTTGACTACGATCAGAAATATGCGACAGACCTTATTAGGATTCTGCGCCTTTACTTTAACCAGATTGACAACTTCCAGAACGCTGTTGCGGGGATATTAAATGGAACGGCTTGCGAGGGAAACATGACCCCATTACCAGTCTCAATAGGCGGCACTAACGTAGATGCGTTTGGAAGACTGCGTGTCTCCCAGCCCTACACCCTCTTTGACAGCCAGAATCGTTACGCCGCTGACAACCAACTTGACGTTGCAACAACCGGCACTGGGACTACAACATTCCTATCCAACGAAGCCGCTGTCAAGATGGAAGTTACCAGTGGTGGCGTAGGCTCTGTTACACGGCAGTCATTCCGTTCTTTCCCATATCAGCCCGGTAAAGGTTTGTTGGTACTTGCTACCTTTGTGATGGACAGCAGCACTAGCGCCAACCTGACCCAGAGCGTTGGCTACTTTAACGACAGCAACGGTGTGTTCTTTAAGCGCACTGGATCAACTAACTCGTTTGTGCTGCGATCAAGTTCTACCCCTACCCCGGGAACGCCTAGCGATGTCCGCACGGTAAACCAATCCAATTGGAATGGCGATAAGTTAGATGGCACCGGGGCTTCTGGGTTAACGCTAGACCCTACCAAGGCTCAGATTCTATGGATGGACTTTGAGTGGCTGGGTGTCGGTTCGGTGCGCTGCGGGTTCATTATTGATGCACAGTACATCGTCTGCCATACCTTTGAAAACGCCAACGACGTTACTAGCGTCTACATGACCACGGCTACTTTGCCTGTGCGCTATCAGATTACTACGACTACCGCTGCAGTTGCCGCTTCGATGAAGTCTATTTGTTGCACTGTTATATCTGAAGGTGGGTTTGAGCAGACTTCGATTGACCATGTGGCAAGACGCACCACAGTCTTTACCAACATAGATACCACAGCAACTTTCTTCCCTATTGTTTCTATCCGGTTGGCATCTGGGCGTACAGGGGCGGTTGTCCTACCTAACCGTGTTCAGTTTTTACCTATCACTAATCAAAACTACGAAGTAGTATTACTGAAGAACCCGACACTTACCGGCGCAACTTGGGCGGCTACCGTGGATTCAGATACAAACGTGGAGTACGACGTAGCGGCAACTGCCATTTCAGCCATAGGAACAATCGTCCAGACTGACTACGTTACATCCTCTGGTAGTGCTGGGGTCTCCCAAACAAGCCTTCCAAACGACTACAACTTCGATTTGCAGTTGGGGGCAAGCCTTGCCGGGGTAAGTGATATTTATACCCTTGGTGTCCGGACTGTGGACGGAGCCACCAAAGGAAGCGGGGTTGGGTCTATATCCTTCTTTGACCTGACCCAGTGACACCACTTGACAAATCTAGGATAATCTAACTATGTACCCAACCGCCTCTTCCCCCCAATACGCCTTTGGCCCCGGCCTAGCCCCTGTCCCCATGCCCGTCTATAAGGGTGGTGGAGAGATTGAGGAAAAACGAACTTACGGTCTAGAGAACGCCGCTGAGATGCTCCGCCAAAGGGGTCGCGGTGATGACACAATCCTTGCTCATATTAACCCCCAAGAGGCTGGCATCCTAAAACTTATGGGTGGCTCGGGCACCATCAACCCGTATACGGGTTTACCCGAATTTAAGTCAATTAGGCAATATTTAAAAAGCACGCCTGTAGTCAAAGATATATACAAAGTGGGTTCTTCTATTGGTAAAGAAATTGAGCGCGGTATTGAGTCCATAGCCCAAAATAAGTATCTTGGCCCGATTGCTCAGATGGCCTCTTACTTGCACCCAGTTAGTGCTGCTTTGTACGCTGGTCTAGCCCCTGAAGGTAGTAGTTTTGACGTAAAAGGTGCTGCTAAAGCCGCTGCTATGCAGCAAATAGCGCAGGGGGTAAAAGAATATGCGATGGGCACCCCTGCTGGCGGTGGCGGCATTGGGACTGAAGGTGCGTCTATGTCCAACCTTCCTTATGGGGCAGGCGATTTGGCTAATCAGCAGTTTATTGATAATGCTGCTGGTTTTGTTGGAGATCCTATTTATCAACCTTCCAGCATAGGCGCAGTTGAATCCGCCGTATCGAGTGCTGGAAGTGCACCATTTGCTACTGGCCCAGAAGTGGTTAATGCTGGGATTACACCGCCCATTGAGCGTGGAATAGAAATAAATCAAATACCTGCTAGTGGTGGTATTGGGGCTGAGGGTGCTTCTATGTCCAACCTTCCTTATAGTGATCCTTATGCGGTAGATAACATAGGCAATGTTTCTGAGAGCCGTGTTATGGGTGATTATGGATACGGTAGCGCACCGGTTGAAACTTATAACCTCCCAAGAGCAGAAGACGCTTCTGGTATCCGTGGTCTTGATCCTGCTGGAGAAAATTTCTTAGGCGCTGCTGGATCCTTAGCAGAAGGTGCGTACGATCTTGCGGTTTCTAATCCTAAAACAGCCGCCACCGCTGCGTATATGGGCTACACGGCTTACCAAACCAAAAAAGAACTTGACGCCGCTAGAGATGAGGCAAACCGTATTCTTGCTGACCGCGAAAATAAAAAGAAAGAAGAAATTGAGTGGGCACAAAGTGTTATTCGTGACTATCCCTTTAATTTCCAGCGCTTAACTGAAGAAGATGTTCGCCGTGAGCGTGGTATGGCAATGGGTGGACGGATCAATTCCTACGATGACGAAATCGGTGGCGATGATAATATGATGCAGGGTGGGATTGCTTCTCTAGCCAAAGGTGGTCTGCCCCCTCGGTATCTTCGTGGCGGTGGCGATGGAATGTCTGACAGCATCCGTGCCCGTATAGGTGGTAAGCAAGAAGCCCGTCTGGCTGATGGTGAGTTCGTAGTCCCCGCCGACGTTGTATCTCACCTTGGTAATGGCTCTTCTAATGCCGGGGCTAAAAAGTTATATGCAATGATGGACCGGGTTCGCAGGTCCCGTACAGGAAAAACCCGTCAGGCGCCTGAAGTTAATACCCGTCGCTTGATGCCTGCTTAAAAGGATATATTATGGCAACCACATCACAAGTTGTAACCAGTCAACTACCTACCGCGTTTGAAGAGTTTTATAAAACCGGTGCCCAAGGCGTCCCCGGGTTAATCCCGCAGGCGTTTAAACTTTATGGGGCTGGCACCCCTGCTGAGTATCAAGCTAATATTAAAGGTCCCTTAGAGGCGGCTGGTCTTTATACCGGTGCACAGCGAGTAGCAGGTTTAACCCCGGGACAACAACAAGTAGGTGCGCAACTCTCTGCAATGCAGACACCTAGTCAGTTTGCTATGGGTACGGGAGCGACAGGTTCTGGTTATGCTGCTGCCACTGGCCTGCCAAGTATGTTAGACCAAGGATTATTGCAGCAGTACATGTCCCCCTATGCACAGGGTGTAGTCGATGTTCAAAAACGGGAAGCTCTCACAGATGCACAGAAAGCCCAGTTAGCCACTAACTTAGGCGCAGCCCGTCAAGGTACCTATGGTGGAGCACGGCAACTCCTTGCCACCACAGAGCGTGAGCGCAATCTTCAAAATCAACTAGGTGACATTCAGGCCAAAGGACTTCAGGCTGCGTATGAGGCTGGGCAAAAAGGGTTGGAATCAGAGCGTGCTGCTCGTCTGCAACAGGCTCAAACATTGGGCACCCTTGGACAACAATTTGGGCAACTCGGTGTCCAACAACAGGCTGCAGACATTGACCGACTTAAGACTCTCGGCGCTTATGGTGACTATGAGCGAGCGGTTCAGCAGCAGAAAACAGACATTGACTATCAGAATTTGTTGCAACGTATTCAATATCCTGAGCAGCAACTTGATAAACTTAGCGGCTTTATTCGTGGTATTCCGCTCACTGATACAACTCAGACCACTGTTACCCCACCGCCTTCGTTTGCAAGTCAGTTAGCTGGTCTGGGCTTATCTGGTTTGAGTCTTTATAACTTGATGAAGTAAGGGTAACTAATATGGCAATGGGAATAACTCAAGCCCTTAAGCTTCAGGAAGGGCCAATCGACGCTCTGGCACTATTACCACAGCAACAAATACTTGCTTTAGCGCAACAAAAGCGCATCCCTGCTGATATGGTGTCTATCATTCTTAATGAAAAAGCCCAGATGGAGCAGCAAGCTGCCAACATGCAGGCGATGCAACAACCTACGCCGCGTTCGGTAGTTGAGCAGGCAATGGCTATTAACGCTCAAGCTGAAGCAATGAAAAATCAGCCTCAAGTTCAAGCGCAGCCGCAGATGATGGCTATGGCACCCCAGCAAGAAATGCCGCCTATGGACACGGGAGTTGCTTCATTGCCGGTGCCTGATGATATGTATGGCTCTGAGTACGCAGGTGGTGGGATTGTAGCTTTTGCGGAAGGCGGAGACTTAAATGATGAAGATTACTTAAGGTCTTTAGAGCGTAGTCGTGCTGGAAATTTATATAGCACTCAAGAAGCACCTTCGTTTGCGTCTATGTTTTCCCCCGCAGTTCAGCAAGATATAGACTCCAGAACCCCGGGGTTTGGGTCACCAGAACTTGGTTTAGGCTCCGCTATGCCCATCCAAAGGTCCCCGCGCAAAGGAAGAACGCTAGAAGATATTTATGCCGAAACAAGAGCAATTAGAGAAAGAGAAGCGCCAGAATCCCAAGAACGGGCGGCGATTAAAAAATATCTTGAGGATCAAGCCCGTAAAAATACAGATGTACGGACAGATGCTTGGTCTCGTGCACTAGAGGCAGGTCTAGGCATTCTGGGCGGCGAGTCTCCGTATGCACTTACTAACATTGGTAAAGGATCTCAAGCCGCTGTTAAGGGCTTTGCCGAGGATGTTAAAGAGCGCCGTAAACAAACTCTGGCTGATATGCAACTCAAACTACAGCTTGATGAGGCCGGAAGGAAAGAAAAACTTGATGCGCTTACGTCGGCTGAGAGGATGTATGCAGGTGAGCGTGAACTTGAGTCTCGTGAAGAAACAAGTCGTCTAGATCGGGAGAATCGTCTGGCGATTGCTAATATCCCTGATAAAACCCTTCAAGCGGCAGCACAATTACGTAAAGCTAATCCCGGCTTGTCGTACTTAGACTCAGTTTCTCAAGCTGCGCAAGCACTGGCTCCAAAAGATACTTACAATGCTACTAGAACTGCGGTGTCGTCGGCGGCTAAAGATGCTAATGCTGAGTTTATGCAGCGGGCTACATTTGATCCTAAGCTTCAAGAAGATATGAGATTAGCTGCAAAGGGGGATAAAGCTGCCCAAGCTCGAGTCCAAGCAGTTAAGAACAAGATACAAGAAGAAACATTTAAGTTGTATCAAGTTCAGGGTGTAGATCTTAGCAGTGGTAGAATGGGTTCCTCAAATGTTAATGATCCCCTTGGCATTCGTTAATGAATATTCAAGAACTTCGCAAAAAATATCCTCAATACGATGACTTATCAGACCAAGACTTAGCAGCCGGATTCCATAAAAAGTTTTATTCTGATTTGCCGTTTGAAGATTTTGCAGGGCGTATCGGGTTAAGTGCTACCCCCACTACGCCGACTGCGCCTGCGCCACAGGTAGAAAAGGCTCCAGTAGCCCCAACTACACCCGAAGAGGTTGCGGTTCCTCCCACGGCATCAGACAGCCCGATTACTGATTTTCTAGGGCGTGTGGTTAAGAATGTCCCCGAAAGCATGAATATTGGGGCGGCTGGGGCGTTTCGTGCGTTGGCTGAACAGGCAAGCGATGTCTATCAAAAGACTGCACCGGGGTTGCTGAATTTATGGCAGAAAAAGCCCGTGAATCAGAGGCTAGAAAAATAAAGCCACCTGCAGATCAAGGAATATTGCTTAGCGGTGTTGAGTCTGGTCTTGAAAGTTTTGGGCAAAATTTAGCCTTATTACCCGCTGCGCTACTTCCCGGTGGACAACCTGCTGTGCTTGGTGCGTTTGGTGGACTTACTGGTGGTCAAGCATATCAAGAAGCTCGTGAGAAAGGTCTTAGCCCACAACAGGCTCTACCTTTTGCCACATCTCAAGGTGTTATTGAGATTGCTACTGAAAAGATGCCTCTTGGCGCATTGCTAGATGACATTAATAAAAAGACCGGTTTTGGTCGGATGTTAATTAATCAATTAAAGAAAGAAATACCGGGTGAGCAACTTGCTACCGTACTGCAAGACTTAAACGAATGGGCAGTGCTTAACCCCAATAAACCGTTTTCTGATTATGTAGCAGAACGCCCATCTGCTGCAGCGCAAACTTTAATTGCTACTATTGTTGGTACTGGCGGTAATGTAGTTGTTGGTAAAGCCATGCAAAAAGGTGCAGAAAAATTTGCCGGGCTACAAACTACAGAAGACCGACTTATTGCCGGGCTAGATGCAAAATTAACTGATATAAGCGAAGAAGGTGCGCCTACAGAACCCACGCCTGACGTAGTTCGTAATGCATTTGCTACTGGCTTTAAGCAGCAAAACGGTAGAGACGCTACCAAAGAAGAACTTGATGCAATGGTGGAGACCTATGATCAACGAAAATTGGCAGAGCGAACTGCTGGCCCAGATGCCCTCGGAAGAGTTGAGCCTAGCCTTCAAGTACCTAGCGAACCAAGTGCCGAAGAAGGAGTTGCCGGACAGCCTTCTAGACCTGAAGCCGAAGCAGTGGATGTTTCTGGGGTGCCTCCTAGCGGCGTTGGAGTTGGAGAGCAGGCAAAACTCAGTCCATTAAATCGACTTTTTCAGCCTAGCGATGAAGTAAGCCCGCAGCAAAAACGGACTAATATTCACTACAACACGCTAATGACGCAACCGAACAGTCCGGTTACGCAAAGTCTAATCGCGTTAGATAGCTCTCTACAAAAAGCCCAAGATGCTTATAGCCAAATAGCGGACGAGTTAAATATCCCATCTAGCAAAGAGATGATGGGGTTGGGCGTTCTGTTGCCCCCTCCGCTTGCCAACTTAATTAATTACCAATCTTCTACTGGATCAGCGGTTCGGCTAGTAAGTGCGTCCAAAGATTTAGCCGCTGGCAACAAGCGTGGGTCTTCAGAAAAAGTAAATTCGGCCCTTAAACAAGTTTTGGAAGATGTTACCGCCGTAGATACTATTATTGATCTTCGTGGGACTTCGCCAACTACAGTAACGCCGACTCCAATATCTGCGCTGCCTGAAGGTATGAACGACGCCCAGTTTTTAGATGCAGCTACCAAACTGCGTGCTGGGAAAGTAATGACCGTTCCGTTTGCCCAACTTAAAGGATTGAAGTCGGCTGGGTTTGTTTTATCTGATAACTCTCTGTCACCTGAAGGCGAAGCGCTCCTTGAGCAATTAGCAGCAACTTCAAAGCCCGCTGATTTACGCCCGGCGGGGGAAACAATTAAGGCAAAGCCCGGTGCAAATGCAAGGCGCTTGTCTAAACTTCTTGGCCCCAAGTTATATGGTGAGCCTAAAGAAATGCCGAGGGTTTCGGTTAAAGAAATGGTGCAAAACTCTTTTGACGCCATTAAGCCGATGCAAGAAAAAGGTGAGTTAGTAAAAGGTAATATTTCTATTGTCGTTGACCCCGGCTCACGAATTATTTCTGTACTAGATAATGGTACAGGTATGTCCCCCGAAACTTTATCGACTACATTTTTAACAATTGCTGGCACTAAAAAAGAAGGTCTCCGGGATTCTGGTGGTTTAGGGATCGCCAAAATGCAGTTTTTGTTTAACAACGAACGTATCAAAGTAGTTACTTATCGGGATGGCAAATTAAGTGTTTTAGAAAGTTTTGGCGCAGAGCTTGAAGAAGCTATGGATAACCCTGATATAGCACCAAATATTAGGGTTTATAAGAACGATGAAATCCCCGATCAATACCTTCAAATGTTTCCAGACGGGCATGGCACATTTGCTGAGGTTGTCGTGCCTGAATCATATAAAGATTCTACTACTGGGGAAGATATTGCTATTCGGATCCCTGATAGTGAGTATAACTATGATGTTTTACGAAAAAGTCCGCTATTTTCTGATATCGACGTTAGTTTTAATGGGGATTCTGTTCCCATAGGAAGTCGTTTTCCGTATGAAAACTACACTCAATTTGCCGATATTAAATTTGACTGGGGCACTGCTAGAATTTATGTTCAAAAAACCCCAGAGCGATTTATGTATGGTGAGAACTTACATATACTTTCTAACGGGTTGTGGCAGTTTGATGGAAAAATTGCTACTGGCACCGGATTTGACGCAAAAATTATCCCAAGAAATTTTTATCTTGACGTATCTCCCAATGAAAATGTAAAGCCTGAAGACTCTAGTTACCCGTTTGACTTAAATCGGCAAAGATTTTCTCCTACGACAGAAAAAGGGTTTGCCCAAGTAATTAACTATTTAAATCTAGTTTATGCCGCTGTTGATCTGGGTAACGACGCTAAAAACTTTGGGGAAATACAGTATTTATACGAGAAAAATGGCAAAGTCATAGCAACCGCGCCGGAAACATTAGCTCCAAAAGATGACGCAGGGGTCATTAAAGTCGCATCTGCAATTTCTGAAGGCGATGTAATTGAGGTAAAAGATGGGCGCTTAGTTGTCAAAGGTCGCGTTATCCCCGAATTAACTCAAGAAGATCTTAAAAATTCACGTATTAATCTTGATGAATTTTTAATTGACCAATCTAAAGTTGACGCAACCCGCGTCATGTTGCATGACAATATAGGGTTGGCTGACCCCAAACGTCTAGATAATTTAAAAGCACAACTTGAAGCAGTTCGGGAAAAGTGGTTTAAAGATGAAATTGATAGCGAGCAATACAACACACAACGAGACAAACTAGAAGCGCAAATTCGCAAAGAAAAGGAATCTTCAGATGTTACGTCTTTAGTCCAACTTGCCCGTGACAAGTTTGGTGACCGGTTTGATAAATTTAACTACGATATCGGCACTGTGTTTAAAGATTTACGTGCTCTAGTTGTGGACGTAATGGGGCCATCGTATGACGACCTAGCTAAAGAAGGAATCGGCGTAAGCTACGATGTAGAGTACCGTGGGGTAAGTATTAAGATTCCGTTCTCTGGGATGTTTATTAATCCTGCTGTACCTGAAATTACCAGTAATCCGGAAGAAGCCGCAGGCGGTGTGCTTGGCACGATGATTCACGAGTTTGCGCATTTTAAAGAACGCAACCACAGTGCTAGTTTTGCCGCTGAAATGCAGCGGATTTTAATTAAATTAAACGCACTTGACTTTAAAGGCGACTCCCGATTTAAGCAATTACATAATGAAATCGTAAAAATTTACCGGCAAAATCAAGAACTTTTTAAATATATTAACGGGGTAAACACAAATGCAAACGCTAAACCTATTGGAAAGCGCTTCCAAGACTCTGGCTCCTACGAAACCACAGATGTCAGGCGTCCTGAAGGCGTGGAGGGAGTTGGGGGAGCAACAGAACGCGAACCCGGAGTATCTGGAGGAATTGAACCAAGCGCTGCAGACGCTGCAGAAGAGCGCGAGCGTGCCAGATTTTCTGGGCAAACTACGCCGGGAAGCATCGAAGACCAACTCGTTAACCGAGTAATTAAAGCTCTTAATATTACCCCTGCAGTTGCAACAGAAATTGCTAAAGGGAATCTAAAACGTGCTTTAGAGATACTGTCTACCAGAGCCACCGACCCTCTCTATAAAGAGTTGGCTCAAGTTCTAGCAAAACTAGACCTGCCTACCAGCATTGTGTTTAATGGTGGTCGAGACCTAACGCGTCGGCAAATTGACCTAAAGACTTATCAACAGCAAAAACGGCTGTTTAACTACGTACAACTTACGTATCCGGATCTGTACAACAGTTATTTTACTAACTACGATAGAGAAGAAAATCTTGAAAAGGTTTACAACGGCATCAAAGAATTACGCTCTGGTAAGTACAACACGCAGCCGGTCATTGCCGAGTTTAAAGATGTAAACAAAGCTTTTGAAGACAATATCCGTGGCCTAGATGTTGCAGGTGCTTATTACCCTGCATTTGATGCTATTACGCTCGACCTAGATAACGCCACACCCAACGTCTTTTTGCATGAAGTTTTGCACGCTGCAACCGAGGCAATCCTCGAAGCCGACCCCAATACTCTAACGGAAGGACAACGCACTGCTCGAGAAGAGTTGCAAAGGATGTATGACTTTGCGGTAGCCAACATTCCGCTGGACTTATACGGGCTGACTGATATACATGAGTTTGTCTCCGAAGTCTTCACTAACAAGAACTTTAGAGAGCGTCTTTCTAAGATTAAATATACCCCAGCACGGGTGCCGTTCTTTACTAAGTTAGTGCGCACAATCTTTCAGATGGTTGGGATTGATAACCTTGCTAGCAACGCTATGGCTACGGCTACACAGTTATTCTCGGCGGTTCGTACCCGTACACCTACAGCAGTAGGGGCTAGATTTGCCCCCAAAGGCAAGCGTATCCGTGGCCCAGTATCTACAAAGAGTTGGCGCACCGCAGAACAAGTTGGTGTCAAACTTACTGACGAGGTTGAGGCCGCAATTAAAGGTCATGAGCAGTGGGGCAGCATACTACCCCGCATTTCCAAAGCGATGTGGGGCGCAGGCAATACTATATTCCGTCGGTCTATTCTTGGTTTTGCTAACTTACGCCAAATTGATGACTTAACTAAAACTAAGTTTCCTCAGATTAGTGGTGCTATTCGGATCATTGAGCAGATGATTGCTGACCGAAACCGCACAATGACTAAGGCTAAAGACATCCTTGTTGACTGGACTAAAGCTCAAGCTAGAAACGCAGGGCAGTCTAGGCTCATGGGACGTATTATGTTGGAAGCTACGATCCGTGGAGTTGACCCAGACACAGCTAAGGCTGGTACATTAAACCCAGAAATGCAAGCTGCTTGGGGTGGCTTGAACCCCGAGTTTAAACAGATTTACCGGCAAGTGCGCGATTTCTACGCTAACTCCATTAATACGATGGTTACGGAGATGAAGAGACGCGCCATGCAGTTGCCTAAAGCAGAGCGCCAAGCAGTTATCAAAGAGATCAATCAAAAATTTGGGCCAGATAAGTTAGTTAAGCCTTACTTCCCTCTACGTCGTTTTGGCAACTATTGGTTCCAAGTCGGCAAAGGCAATTTCAAAGAGTTCTATGAGTTTGAGACAGCGCTTGGTCGTGAATTGGCTTTCCTAAAACGGAAGAATCAATTAGAGAAAGGTAATGCACAACAACGAGATTTAGCCGAAACTATGCGTAAAGGTAACGGCATTTCAGAGTTGTACAACCAAAACGTCAGTTCAACTCAAGTTCTTAAAGACGCCCAAGACCTTGTAGATAAGGTTACGTCTAATAATGTTGCTGACGTCAAAAAAGAACTCAAAGAAAGCCTTGATCAACTTATCTATATTTTGCTGCCCCAACAGAGTGTTCGGAAGATGTTTATAAACCGGCAGTCAATTCAGGGTGCTAGCGAAGACATGATCCGTGTATTTGCCACTACGGCAGTTCATACTGCATACCAGCAATCACGCTTTAAATACGCTGAGAAGTTTGTAAACAACTTAATTAATGCTAAAGATTACATCAAAGAGCTACCAAATTCGGATGTTTACGATGACTACATTAAAGAAATTGAAAAACGCACGCCAACAATTTTAAGTAACGAAGACACAAGTATGGCTGCTGTTGTAGCGGGTAAAGCTTCCGACGCTACCTTCTACTTTATGCTGTCTGCACCGTTCTCGGCTATGCTAAACATTTTAGGTATGGCAGCGATCACAATGCCTTATATTGGTGGTCGGTACGGCTACGCTAAAGCCAATGCAGTAATGCTCAAGAACCTTGGACGTTATACGGCTACGCTACCCAAGCGCTCAATCTCTCCGGCGCTAAAGGGTCAAATTATGCAGATGGAGTTTCCGTCGATTGTAGAAGGCGGCAAACTTGACCCTCTATTGCAGCGTGCCGCAGACCGGTTTGTTGAAGATAACGACATTAATATCTCGCAGACCAATGACATCATGGATATTGGTGGGCGCCCATCAGAACTTTACACTGGTCGGTACAATACAGTTAAGCGCACAATTGCAGCGCTTTTCCACCAGTCTGAGCGACTAAATCGAGAAGTAACATTACTATCAACATTTGAGTTGGCCTACGAAAAGTTTTTAAAAGAACCTAAAAAAGACTTGCGTGGCGTTATCCAGCGCGATGCAAAGGGTGATCCAATATCTAACACCCCCGATGAAGCCTTTGAATTAGCCATAACTGAGGCTAAAGATATCGCCGGTCTATCGCTAGGTGACTTTACCCGGCAGATGAAGCCACGGTACTTTACCCCACCACTGCTGTCGGTGTTGACTAAATTTAAACAGTATTCGGTATTGGCTACGTATATTGTTGCACGTAATTTCTACTACACAGTCGCTGCGCCATTCCGCAAAGGTGAGATTGAAGAGTTTCGCCGTCAAATGGAGAAAGATAAAATTGCGCCAGATGTTATTGAGCAGCGTATAGCCGAAGCCAACGAGCAAAGAGTGGCTACTTATAAGGAAGGGCGCCGCAGATTAGCCGGTATTTTAGGTATGACGTTCCTTCTTGGGGGTGCAGAAGCACTGCCATTCTTTACTTTAGGTATCGGCACACTGGTTAAGATGCTGGCAAATGAGGACGATGATGAGTTTTTTGACTGGGATAACTGGTTTAAAAATTACATGGAAGTCGAGCTTGGTGGTTATGTAGCTGATATGTATAAGAAGATGGGTATGGGGGAAGACTCAGCCCGTAAGGCTGGTCGTGGAACTATGGAAGCAGTTGTTCGTGGTCCGGCTTCAGTTGTAACCGGTGGCTCATTAAGTGAGCGTGTCAGCCTTGACCCCGTGAATCTATGGTTGCGTGACCCTCGCTTCTCTACTGATACACGCGAAAGCGTAGTTGAAGGCGCTATTGCAAATGCTGGTCCAGTCGTAGGTTTGATGGTTAACTGGGCTGAAGCTATTGAATTAATGGTACAAGGGCAGTATCAACGTGCTTTTGAGAAAGCCGCCCCGGCAATTGTGGCTAAACCTGCTTCTGCATATCGTATGGCTGATGAGGGGGCCAAAACTAAATCTGGTATTACCCTAGTAGATAATTTCTCGGCTTGGGAACTTGCTATGCAAGCAATTGGATTACAGCCTGAGCGCCTTGCACAAAAGCAAAAAGCTGCGATTGAAGCTAAAACATATGAGCAAAAGGTAATTGACAAGCGTAATACTCTAATGAACAGGCTGTGGATGGAGCGTGGCAACACCGATGCCTATGCAGACACCATTGAAAATATCCAAAAGTTCAACCAAAAATACCCAGAGTACGCGGTTGAGCCTCAAGATGTAATTGACTCCTTTAAACGGCGGGGGCAGAACCAAATGGAAGCCGATGTATTTGGTGCGCAGGTTCAGAAGAAACTACGCCCACGGGTTTCCCCGATGTTGGAATACGGTAGAGAGTAAAAAGGCCCCCGCGCTAGGCGGGGGTGCAAGGTTGAAGAAGCTCAACCACCAAGAGGAGTGCCAGAGGCACCGACAGCGAGGAGGCACTGTCAGGTCGAAGTGTACTACCCAACTCTCCAAATACGCAAGCCACGGAACCCATCCTCCACCACTAACTTTACTTTGACCTTAAATCCCAGTCTGTCCATAGTGTTTTTTACAACGGTTCGGGCCTCCCCCGCGTCTAGACAAGGTACAAAAAAAGATCTGCCTACCTTAAATTTAGTCCAATCAACCTCGTAGTTAACCCCATTAACCTGCATCTTTCGGTGTTTCCTCCGCTGGAGCCTCTTACTGAGCCGCATCAGGGTCGTCTAAACCATGCTGAGCGGCGGCAATAAAGACGTCTGGGTCAAGGAAATCGCCCCTTGAGCAGTCAAAGACATACACATCTACGGGCGGCACAGCGCTCAATTTAGTGCCTTTGGACATCCGTTTCTTTGTAGCACCCCCATAGACACCCTCGGCGGTCAGGGAGGTTAAAACGTCTTTTAGCGTGATCCGGTGTTCGCTACAGTATTTCCGCAGTGCAGTAGCCGTAATAAACAACTTCATGGTGTCTGGCTCCATGCGGATCATCAATTCCCCGCGTGGCTCTAGAATCGGCAACATCTCTACCCCGGTTCGCTTGTCAACCTCACCATTAATAACCAGCGTATTGTTGCGGTGCATATTCCAAAACTCACCAATAACACTGGCCTGACTTGTCAGGGGTGGCTTGACTTCTTCTTTCATCTCACCAAACTGAGTGAGCATCCATTTGAACACTTTGCCGACATCAATATCAAAAAGCCCCAGACGCTTAGCAAATAAAGCCCCAGCAATATTACAAGCAGCAACACCGGACCAAAAACGCTCCCGGTTCGTGAATCCAACCTTTTTATCAATAATCTTTTGGATTTGGCGAACTTCTTCAAGCCGCTCTTCCAAGTTAGAAACCAAGTCACGCAGATATATACGCCCCGCATGACCATAGTTTGTATACAGTTTGGGGTAAATTTCATCGGCTTCTTCTTTGGTTAGTAATTTAACTGATGGGATCTCGTACTCTATAACCCGCATTAACTCTCCGTCTGCCGATTTGGTCAGCGACTTTAGCTTGTCTACAACTGATGCGTTTGACGAGCACAAGAGAATAGTTTCCCAACGGGCAAAGTTTTTACGCTCTTCGTTAGCACTAGCCCTCATTCGGGCACGGCCTCGGCCTTGTGAAACAGCGTATGCAAAATCAGAGAAATCGTCCGGGGTCATTTTAGTAATCTCATCACAACCCAGACCGATATTGTTCATAACCCCAAGCCGGTGCAGTCGGACATTCATGGTGTCCCTCTGAATCAGCATCAGTTCTTCCGGGTGCCCGTACACACTGTGCATGGCTTTAAGAGTTGTGGTTTTACCAGTACCAGACTCATTGTTAATCAGATTAATGATGGCCCCTTTTAGGTTTAATAATTTCATAAGAGGGGCACCAAAAGCCGTAAAGAACCCAAAAGCGTGTGGCTCAAACCCGGGGTTATTGTAGACATTGACGACAGACTGCCATTCTTCTAGCGTACCTTGTGGCTCAAACCACGGCGCTAGTTCTTTAGTGTAACTAGATGGTGGACTGTACTTATCCGCGTCGGCGCAGATCTCAGTGTCCCCAACTACAAAAGACTTGTACTTATCTGTCCAACCAAACTGCGTTCTCATAATCTCTGCCTCGTGTTTAAACTGCAACTCCTTGGTAAATCGAACTACATAAAACATGATGGATTCCATCTGTTTTGCCATTGCAATGATGCCGTGGTATGCAAGCTTGTCTCGTAACTTTTCTTTTGCCAGCAAATCCATAGCCGCCAATGCAAACTCTTTGACCCCATCTCTTGGTGTATGCAACCGCATCCAAACTACTTCGCCGTACTCGGGGTCGCGCATGCGTTTTACTACATACAAGTCATGCTCATAAATTAAGTCTGGATCATCTCCATCTTCTGCAGGGCGGCAATAAACGCCGCCGTTTTTACCTCTAAAGAATGGGAACGGGTACTCAGGAATAGTGTATGTAACCGGCATAAATGCTGCCGGGGGTGTAACTTGAACGACATTATCTTCCGGTGCAGCCTCGGCAATTTCAGCGCCAAGCACAATAGGTGATTTGATCTGCCCCCAATGCTGGCATTTGTCACAGACGCCGGGGTTGTTTTTGTTAAAGACTTCACAAGTGTACGGACCTTTAATTAACTTAACTTTGTTTTCGGTCTCTTGTATAGAGTAGTTTGGGTGCCCTTTAGATATCTCATGTACGGCTGTGTCGCTGTCTATGCAATAGGCTGCAATGGATAAAGCGCCGCGCCAAAGCGGTTCTTCCAAACTTTCTTGGTTATCCATCGCATGTTTTATCTGAGCACACCCCTCGTTGTTCTGAGTTTTTAGCCAGATAGTCTGGAACCGAGACTGTCGGTTACCCATCAAAGCTTTGGTAAGTTCGTTTAAATTGCTAGTAGCATAGTCAGGCGCTTCTCCGTCTGTGTCGGATACACCTAATAAAGTTTTAAACGCTTCAAAATCTACTGGTTGCGAGAGGTGCTGTAACTGAACCTGCGCAGGGGGGTCGGGTTTATAGTTTAAGGTCTCAGGTATTCTTAAGATAGATGCTGCATCTGATGTACGAGCGGGGTCGGCTTCGAGGTTGTAATCAACACAAAGTTTTTTTAACTTCTCTGCTACCCGCTTCCAATCAAGTCTAGGGACAGCCGATATCAAGGGCCAATAGACATGCAGTCCGCGCCCTGAATTAACAATAGTCGGCTTTGGAAGCCCCAATGTTTTACAAAAGTTGAGCAGGGCTAAAGCCCCATCAGCCTGATCCGCATAGGGTTTTCCTTCTCCGCAATCGATATCAAGCCAAAACGACTTAATATTTTTTACGTTATCCGCTGTCCGAGTAGAAGGCTTTTCGTACTTTGAGCAAGCAAAATAGACGTCATAGTGCTTCGTTAAGAGGGTCTGTATTTCTTGATCTGCTTCTACCAAAGTCTGCACAAAAACCTGTTTTGGCAGTCCTTTTTTCTTTAAGCCGGTTAGGTTTTTGGAGCGTGAAGAGTGGTCAGTTGCTAAGGAGAAAGGTAACAGTCCGGCTGCTA